GAATTAGTAACAACATTATTACTACCTCCACCAATATAACCCTGCAAATACCCCAATAGAGGATCAACATATACACCATCAACTTCAAAATGATGCAGCGCATCCATCTCATATAAAACAACTCTTCCAATAGTTCCAAGAACTGTGCTACTACCAGAATATGATATAGTATTACCCGTAGCAAATGTTCCTGATATTGGTCTAATAGTTAACTTGGATAAAGAAGGATTCCACTCTACTATTTCAGCAGAAACATTACTATGACCTGTTCGAATAATTATTTTATTGGATTTTAGTGCATAATCATTTATACTACCCAAAGTAAGGAATAAAGAAACTAATCCTGAATATTTTTTCATCATCATATCAAATTGAAAAGATGATAAAGCCCAATCAGTATACGGATTTTTCATTCCATTTACAAGCATTATAACCCAAGAGAGTGATTGGCGATCATATACAGATTTTGCAATTGATTCTGGAGTATCTCCTTCTCGAATAAAATAAGGAGTAGAATATTGAGTATTCTTATATTGTTCCAAATATTTAATTGTAGAAAATATATCAGTTACCTGAACAGTCTTTCCTTCTTCATTTGTTACCGTTATTATTGGATGTTGATTAAAAAACATAATTATGCCATTCCTGTTGTGCCATTAAAAAGATCTTTGGATTTCTGTAAAGGATTTTTAGTTTCATCTGAAGTACCTGCCAAATCGTATCCCTTTGGTGTAAATTCCACAGTAGGTGAAGTGGGAACTACACCTTCAGAAATCATTCTGTAGAAGGAAAAGGTTACTTGCTGTTTAACATAATTGCTATCAGCATCCCAAGAATATTCAATTGCACCAATATTAGTAGGATATACTCCAATAAATTGTGTGTTAAATACTCTACGATTTTGCGAATCTATCTGAGAAAGAATGATGGAAGAGGTATTTGTATACTCGTCATAATATGCAACACCACTATTAATATCAAAAATAAATTCTTGCCATTGTAAAAAGAATTTTCGTTCTAGATATTCTTTACTCATTCTAAATGTAAGATTTAATTCGTTTCCGTAATCAATTGTATATGGCAACTTTAATAGGGGAAGATTATTAATCTTATAATCTATTGTAAATAATGATTGAGCAGGTAATCCCGATTGTTCACATACAAATCTAAACCCCTTACCATCTCTTTGATACAGTTTGCTTAAAGCAGAATCTAGTGTTGGAGGGAATACTGTGGCAAAGAATCTATTGGTTCTGTAATGAACACCAGAATCTACTAAAAAATTAGCAAATTCCACATCAGACGCACCCGATGCTGGTTCAAACGGAATAATCTTACCAGATGATACACCATCGGTAAGTCCCTGTAAGGTTTTAAGAATTGGTAGGTTTTGCGGAAATTGTCCAAATGCGCTCATTTATTGTTTACCTTTAGTGTTTTTTCTGTTATTATTTTAAATTCCCAATTATTCTTTTTAGCATATTCTGTGGCAGCTTCCCACTTAGAACTATTGACCAACCATGTTTTTGTTTCGTTAAGGAATGTTCTTTTTGATTTCTTTTGTGTCGCCTTTGGTGACACACATTGTCTTGAAGGTTTTATTTCTACTAAATATACTTGTGATAATCCTGTTTTTTGCACAACTTCTATAATAAAGTCCACAAAGTATTTATGCACTCTATTATCAACTGGAGAAATATAAGGTATTCCCAATTCCTCTGATGCCCATTTAAGAATATATGGTGTATTATCACAGAATACCATGAATCTTCTCTCTAAAAGAGATCGATAAATGATATTATCTGGGTTCCCTGCATACTTTTCTGGGTGTTTTGGTTTATATTTTCCTTTATATGCCATATAAATATAATTAGATCCTTTTCCTCTTACTTACTTAGTATTTATACAAAAATGTCAATATTACCAAGTTTACTAACAAATTATGTTCCCCTATGGAATGCCGCAACTGCAGAACAGGCTAGGCAAAAAGAAGGTGCTTTACCTCAAATTATTCCTGATCTGAATTCACAACCACCAGATCCAGCAAGTATTATTGGCAATAATAATCTATTTTCTTCTAGAGAAGCAAATATGTCCAATATAGAGGCTCTAACCGCCATACGAAATAAAGCAGAAGCATTAGATAATAAATTACCAGAAGTTAATAGTAATGTTGCAACACAATTAGCATTCACACAAAATCTTTCAAAAATCAAAGATTGTATGGTGATTGTTTTAAACTCTCCGTCAAGTAGTGAAAATCCAAGTGCAACAAATTCGCCTGTTGAAGCAAATGTTGCACTAGCAAATGTTGTAACAGACTATATTTCTAACACACTTCAAGCAGGAATGGATTTGGCAGACGTTAGTTCACAAAAACAAAAAAGTATAAACAATGCAATTCACATGAAAGAAGCTACTGTTAATTCTAATGAGGAATTAGATAAAACATTTTATACTGAAGGAATTAATGGTGCTAAAAAACTAAACATATACTTACCTTTACCAAAAACTATTCAAGATAGTCATTCGCACGAATTAGATGGATTTTCTAATAATCCAGTTATACCTCTTGTAAATGTTGCAATGAATTTATTAGATTTTGGTAGTAGTGGTAGTAAAGGTGGTACAAAAAAATATAAAGAGACAGGTGTTGGAGAATATTTAGTAAATAATATAAAACTTGCTGCAAGAAAATCTTTAAATCCTGCAGTAGAAACCCTTTATAGAGCACCTAATCCAAGAACTTGGCAATTTAATATAGAGTATTCTCCTACAAATAAACAAGAAGCTAATAATTTTATACAAATTGTAGAAAAACTAAAACAACAATCATATCCAACAAAAGATCTAGGAGGAATGTTATATACATTTCCAGGAACAATTGATTTTTATTTTAAAATAAACAATAAACGTTCTGAAGTTTTACCGTTTAGTATAGAAAAATGTTTTATTCGTTCTATACAGTTAGATTATGTTGGTCAGACTGGTTTTTATACGCATTTTAAAGACGGAAATCCTGTAACTATGCTTGTTAGTTTGGAAATTACAGAATCTCGTCTGTTGGATAGAAATGTATTGGATCATAATTTACGAAATGCAGATACAAAAGAGCGGGATCGGCTGGAGAATCTTAACCAATCTTGGGATTCAAAGGTTGATTTGTCAAATGGTGGTTAATTTAAATTATTAAAAGGAAATTATTATGAATGACTTATTAAATCTAGTTTCGTTACCAACATATACTACAAAGATTCCTTCAACAGGAAAAGAAATCACTTATAGACCATTTGTTGTAAAAGAAGAAAAAATACTTCTAATGGCAACAGAATCAAAAAATGAGCAGCAAGTATATAATGCAATAAAGACAATATTTGAATCCTGTTTTAGAGACAAATTGAATCTTGAAGAAATTCCATATTTTGATGCTGAATATTTATTTGTAAAACTCAGAATGAAATCAATGGGAGAAGTTGTAGAAATCATTGTAAAAGATCCAGTAACTGGCGAAAAATTTGAAACTGCAATAAATTTAGATAAAATTCAAGTTGAAAATTTAAAAGATAATAAAGAATTTAATATAGAATTAAGCAAAGAATTGGGTGTTACTGTAAAATATCCAACACTTAAAGGTTTTAAATCACTTACAGAAAACGAAGATAGGACTGGAACAGATGGTGTTATAGATTTAATTTGTAATTCTATTGAAACAATTTATACAAAAGATCAAGTAATATCTACAAAAGATAAATCGTTTGAGGAAATAAAAGAATTTGTTGAAAATCTTTCTAAAGATATGTTTTCTAAACTTGGAGATTTTTTTATGAAATTACCAACTATCTCATATTATGATGAATTTGTTTCACCTAGTACTGGAAATAAAATACCAATAATTATAAAGGACTTCAAGAATTTTTTTATCTAATGCTCTCGGTTGAATCACTGAGGATCATGTACGAAACTAATTACGCACTGATCGAGAGCAAAATATTTGATATTGAACAATTAGAAAATATGATACCGTGGGAAAGAAAAGTATATACAGGATTACATATTACAAATATAGAACAACAAAAAGAAAGAATGCGACAAGCCAAACGAAAGAAAAAATAAATGCCAAAAGGTCAAGCAAAAAATCCTAAAACTAAAGGAGATAGTTTATCAAAAGAACAGATTAAAATTCTGAAATCTATAGAATTGGAAATAAAAAAGAGTAGTTTATTCTTAAAAAAGAATATAAAAGATGAAAAATCTGAAAAAGTAGAATCTGAAGAATTAGATGATACCCCACTTAATGATATAAAAGATGCTATTATTAAAACATCAGGTGATTTTTCAAAATCGTTTTTAAAAGTTGCAAAGGAAATTAATAAAAATATTTTAACCCTTATAACAAATACTGAAAAAAAATACAAAGATACTACATCTACTGAAATTGCAAAAGTTACACCAGAAGTTTCTGAAGAACAAGCCACTTTAGAAAATCAAAAATTAGAATTAGTTAAAAAACAAACAACAACACTTCAAGATATAAAAGATATTCTTGAAAACAAATTTAGTGGTGGCGGAGGTGGATCTTCTAGGGGTGGTGGTATTATGGATATGTTAGGTGGTATAACATCTCTGATAGGCGCATCAGCTTTTGGTGGAATAGTCACAACTATATTAGGAATAGTTGGTGCTGGTGCTGGTGCTCTTATAACTGCCGCTGTAGCAGGAGGATTAGGAGTTGCCGGATTTAAATTATTATTAGAACCTTGGATGGATCAAATTCAAGAAAAGAAAAATAAAGTTTTTGCTGAAAAAGAAAACGCAACAATAAAAGATATTGTTACAGATACTGGTGAAAAGGTTTATAATGTAGAGGGAGATTCTCCTGATACTAGTACAGTCATGACTTCTGCTGAAATTAAAAAGGAATTAGAAAATCCAACAATTACAGCAAAAAGAAAAGTACAATTAGAAAATGCACAGAATAGTAAATCTTTAAAATATAAAATTGATAATACAACTGGTATCCAAACTGGTGGTGCAATGAATTTGGGAAAAAGTGGTTCCACTATTGAAGATATGCGAGAAAATTCTAAAAATGATGCTGCAGCAAGAATTGCAAATCCTGAAGCATACGCATATAAAACAATATATGATAGAATTGCTATATGGGATGAATCTTCTAGAAAAAAATGGAGAGATCTTAGAACAAATCCTGAAACTAAAGATGATGATGCAATTTTAAAAACAAATTGGGGAATATTACAGTCAGGAGCAAAACAATTACTGGATCAGATAGGTTCAAAAGCAAATAATTTTACAAAAGAGCAACAACAACAGTTATATAACATGTCTGATCCTTTAGTTTTTATGGGAAATTCTGGAGGAGAATTTGGATATCGTTCTACAGATATACACATGGGAATTTTAGATGGAGATACCTACAACCAAAAACAATCTGAACCAGTAAAAACTCGTTTATCACAATTGCAAGATATGGCTAAAGAAAATATTGGTAATATAGAAAGCGAAAAATCTGCTAATGATATAGAAAATACACCAATTTCTCCTGTTTCGTTTGAAGGTGCTACAGAACCCCCACCATCTGTAGAACCAATGTTAAAAACAAATGAAAATATACCACACAAAAATGAAGCAATATATGAAGGTTCTCCCGAAGGATCAAAAGTAATCGTTGGTGAAGATAATGCATCAGAAGTTATTTTATCAACAAATGCAAATAAAGTAACTAAACAAATTGCAAAAAATTTACATCAATCTATGAATAATTCTGATACATCTTCTACAGAAAAATCAGCAACAATCATTCTAGATGCTTTACAGAATTCATTAGCAGAATATGTAGAAATGTTTAAAATATCTCCTCTACAAGGTAATCAACAACCAACTCAAATCATAAACAATACTGTGGTTGGTGGTGGTGAAACAGGTAATGGATCAAATGGTCAATACTTTAATTCCATGATGACCACTTCCAATAGTGAAAATATTCTTCAAGAATTGTTAAAGAATTCTTATAGAGCAGCACTCTTATAAAAAGAAAAGAACCTGATTTCTCAGGTTCTCTCTCACGGATATCACACCCTTTTGGTTCTTATTCCTCGTTGGCGAGTTTCTCGAAATAACTCATTGCATCCTCTTCACCATCCTCGTCAGCAGGAGCCTTCTCAACCATTTTGGCTGGCTTGGATTGCTTTGGTGAGGTCTTAGGAGTATTATCCTCTGAATCACCACCAAAGTCAGATTCTGACATTTGTTCTGCCTTCTTACTAGCAGAACCTGAAAGAACGCCACGCAACTTGGTTGAGAGTTCATCGTATGACTTAAACTTGTCAGCAGCAATAAATTCCTTTAGAGAATATTGCTTCTTCCATACACCTTCAAGTTTAGCATCATCACCACCCATAAGTGGTTGTGGAGTATCAAATTCGCTCTTGTCGTAGTTAACATAACCTGCAACCTTACGAATCTTCAACTTGAAGTCTGCACCCTTCCAAAAATCAAACACATTAACAGGACTCTCATCCTGAAATTCTGGTTGCAACTTCTCCATGATCTTATCAAAGATCTTCTTGCCATACTTGAACAAGAATACCTTGCCTTCATTATGTGGATTCTTTGGATCAGAAACAACAAGAATGTTTGAGAAGTAACTCAACTTACGCTTACGATCTCGCGCAACATTCTTATCATCATCCGAACCACTGTTCCACAATTCACTATTTGCTTCACATACTGGACACTTGCCACCGATGGTTGTAGGACAATTCTCAATCATCCAACCACCCTTACCTTGAAAACCATGTGAGAAAATTCGAACCCACGGAACATCTTCACCTTGAATTGCTGGTAAGAATCTGATGACAGCGAAGCCATTGCTTGCTTGATCTAGTTCAGGCTTCCAAATGCGATCATCCTTATAGGATTCTGCACCTTTGTTAATCTTTTCAAGTTCACCTGTTAAACGAGAAATATCTTGCGACTGTTTTTTCATATCTTTAAACGACATATACGGAGTCTCCTTTGTGTTGAAGTGTACGACTTGTACGACTTATATTGTTTATTATACACTATATTTCGTGTATGTCAAGTATTTATAACGGTAATTTTGCAGTTTTCTTTAAAAGATTTAACTGCTGACCTTCTTGCTTTATTTTCTCAATAATAGGCTTAGATAGGTGTTTTGCAACATATTCCGAGTCTAAATTGTGAGTTTCGCATATTTGCAAAACTGCATCAATATAAGTCTTATTATTTGCAACCAATTTCTCTATTTCATTTTGTATATTCAGATCACCATTTTCAATTATCATATTCACGATTCTCCATGTAGGTCTCTAAGGAATATTGGGGTTTCCAATTCAATAGAGTTGTTGCTTTTGTATAATCAGATAATGTATGTCTTACCTCTCCCTGTCTTGGGGATATATGATTATACACTCCTTTCATCATCTTTGCAACATCTAAAACAGAAAAAGATTTACCAGATCCAATATTAATTATTTCACCATTTATTTTTTGTTCACAATTCATTGCTGCTATATTTGCAGAAACAATATCCGAAACATGTACATAATCGCGTGTCTGTAGACCATCACCAACTACGGTCATAGATTCTCCTGCCGTCTTCTGACGAGAGAATACTCCTATTACGGGTGCATAGGAGCCACGCACAGGCTGTCTGTGACCATATACATTAAAATACCTGAAACATGCGGTATCTAACCCGTAAAGATCGGAATATAGTTTACAGAGACCTTCAGAGAACAATTTAGAATAAGAGTACATATTTAAACAATTAGGGGGTAGAGTTTCTACTTGTGGTAGAGTTTCATTCAATCCATAGATTGCAGATGTGCTAGAAAACATAACTCTCTTAACACCGTGTAATTTTGAATTACTTAAAATAACTTGAGTTCCTACCGTATTAGTCTCTAGTGCCTTTGATGGATTAGTAATACAATTATGTATTCTTGCTTCTGCTGCTAGATGAAAAACATAATGGGGTTTATGGTGTTCAAAGCATTGTGATACTAGATGATCTTCAGTAATACTATAGTGATAATAAGTTGCCTCTTTATTAAAATAAAACTGATCATGGGCATCTGATGAGAGATTATCAATAACAGTAACATTATGTTTTTGTAGAATTAATTCATCTACAAGATTTGATCCAATAAATCCACAACCACCTGTTACTATTATGTTCATATTTTATTTTTCCAAATATCATTAAACAATTTCATTCTTTCAAAATCTGATATTCTATGAAAGGTTATCCAGGTTTTTCGTATTTCTTCATAATGATCAGGATTTCTTGGATCTATTCCTGCTTCTGAAGGATCACATCCAGTCATTCCATTAATCCAAATCATTGGAATATTCTGTTCTTTCATCCAATCACCAACAAGAACATCAACAAATTTTCTAGCGGGATGTGCTATTTTAATAGGTTTACAATTTTTAAAAACATCACCATGTATAAAAAAACCAGCACCGCCGCTAGGATATACAGAAGATTCATGTCCTAATGAAGCAAAACTTCCCAGAACTGCATATTTTAAATTTAAATTAGATAATATAGGTATTTGATAATATTTATTAGCTAATTGATGCATAACAATTTTATCAATTAATAATTTTTCATTTTGTAATAATTCTAAAACCTTATCAATATTCATAACTAAATCATCATCTCCGAAAAAAAACCACTCAAACTTTTCATATAATTTATTTTGTATTATTCTATTCATTTCTTCTAATTGCTTAACATTGCATGAAAATGGATAGTTAGAATCTTGAGTATGTGATATTTGATTATAACTACCTTCAATTATATCAGTAGTGAATATATAATCATTAAAACCATTTAACCATGTTTCCACACAATTTTTTTGTCTTTGTATGGTTTTATGACTAGATAATAAATGTATTGATAATATGTTTTTTATCATTTTACGACTTTACAAAGGTAATATCACCCATAGAAGTACCAAATATATCAACACTATTTATTTCGTTATAACCAAAACTACACAAATGCTTTTTAGTATCATCTAATTTTTGTCCTTTAGTAAATGGACCATCAGAATGTGCAATTTCAAAGGTTATAGTATTAATATCTATTTTATTAAAATCTGTATTTAAAATAATATCACAATCATGTCCTTCTGTGTCTATAAATAAATAATCTATTTTTATATTTTGCCAATTGTGTTTAATTATTAAATCTGTTAATGTTATACAAACAATTTCTTTTGGAGTAATATTTCTATTTAACGCATGACCATGTTGTTGTAAATGATTTAATGATATTGAACTATGTTGTGAACCATTGATATTATCAATATCGTTAAAAAATATAGTAATCATACCATTAAATGTTGAAATAGCAATATTTTCAAAAATAAAATTTGAATAATTATGATAATGATTTAATAATTGTTTAAATACAAATGGATTTGGTTCTACCAATATACATCTGTATTCTTTATTTTTAATAAATTTAGATACATGATCATCTCCATTATTTGCTCCAATTTGAATTAAATGTTTCATAGAGATTTCTCCACTTGTTTTAATATCCAATTATATGTTTTAGTAATTCCTTCTTTTAATGATTTTTTAGATTCCCATCCTATATTTTCACGAAACAATTTATTGTCAGAATTTCTACCACGAACTCCAGTTGGACCAGAAATATTTTTAATTTCAAGAGTTTTTTCAGAAATACCAATTACCATTTTAGAAAGATCATTAATACTAATCATCTCTTCTGATCCAATATTAACAGGACCACTAAAATCAGAAGCCATAAAACGAAGAATACCTTCAACACACTCATCTACATACATAAAAGAACGAGTTTGTTTACCATCTCCCCATATCTCAATATAATTTCCATCTTTTGCTTCTGCTACTTTTCTGCAAATTGCAGCAGGAGCCTTTTCTTTTCCGTTGTTCCATGAACCTTCTATTCCAAAAATATTATGAAATCTTCCTATTCTGACTTTCATTCCATAGTTTCTAGAAAATGATAAAAACAATCTTTCACTGAATAGTTTTTCCCAACCATATTCGCTATCTGGAGCAGCTGGATATGCAGAATCCTCTGAGCATTTTGGATTATTTGGATCTTCTTGATTATATGCAGGATACATACACGCAGAAGAAGAATAAAACACTTTTCCTACCTTAGTGCTATGACATCTTTCTACTACATTAAGATTAATTAATGCAGAATTATGCATAACATCTGCATCATGTTCTCCTGTAAAAATATAACCAGCCCCACCCATATCAGCAGCTAGTTGATAAACTTCATCAAATGTTCTATCAAAAACTTGATCACAAAATGGTTGTAAACGAAGATCTCCTTGCATAAAATTATCAGCATCCGTTGAAGAATATTCTGGATATTTTAAATCTGCTGCTCTAACCCAATATCCTTCTTTTTTTAATCGTTTTACTAGATGAGAACCTATAAATCCGCCACCACCTAAAACTAATGCATTTTTCATTTTTATATTTCCTTTTTTTGTAAATTTTTATAATAATTACACATATTAGTTATACCCTGTTTAATATCTGTATTTGGATTCCAATATTTTAATATTGAACAATCTGGTTCATTTCTCATATTATTCTGAATTAAATCTTTTGTTATTGATGGAATAACCTTACATGGAATAATATCAGAAATATGATTTGCTATATCAATTATTTTTGTCCACTTAAAGTTTGTTATATGATATTGTTCATTTCTACTTAATGAAGAATAAACCAATGAAAGTTTGTAAAGACATTCACAACAATCATTTGCATATAAAAATTGTCTTTCTTCTGATCCATCAGTCATCATATCAATAATACCAACATTCAACGCTTTTTGAATAAAATCAGTAATTACATGAGATTTTGTTTCATCTTTTTCTACACCATATACATTCCAAAATTTGACTGTTATCCCACCTAAAACATCAGTATAATATTCTCCTATACGTTTTTGTGTTCCATAACTGGAATAATCCATATTGGACATTTGTGATGATGCGAATAAAAATGGTTTTCCTGTTTCCCTCAAACACGAAAAGGTGGTGTCCATTATTTTTGTATTGTTATTAATGAAATCAAAAGTATTTTGATATTTTTTTAAATATCTAGATCCACCAACATCAAAGGCAAGAAAATATACAAAATCACATTCCTGCATTTTTTGCTTTAATAAAGGATTTTTATGTATACGAAGATCCTGTTCTATAGAACTTACAATATCAAAAGTAGAAACACTATTACCTTGTTCCTGAAGATATTCAACAAGATGACTTCCAATTTGTCCATCTGAACCAACTACTAAGTATTTCATATTAATCCTTTTTTCTAAGAATAGTTAACCCATTATTAAATGGAATGGTTGCAAATTCCCATTTTGAAGAATTTAAACTTGCAACTGCACGATATGGCCCACCATTAGCAAATTCTCCTGAAACTCCCCAACCAATTCTTTCTCCATCATCTGATAAATTATAATCAGGATTTTTAAATCCGTACATCAAATCGTGAAGAAGTATAATTGTAGATTTATCACAATAAGGTTCTATTAAATCTAATTCTTTTTTTACATGAATACCATCATGCCAATCGTCAATAAATATTAAATCGTATCTTTGTTTATTGTTTTGTAAAAACTGTAAAGCTTCTGATTTGCAAAAATTCCAAAATTTAGATAATTCATTAGGACATACAAAGGATGGAGTATCCATATCTACAGATGTTACCTTTCCGTTTAATAAAGCAGCAGCAGCAAGTAATGGAACTGTAGTATGTCCTGATCGTACTCCTAATTCTAAAAAATTCTTTCCTCTAGATGTTAAAGCAATTCCAAAAATTGCTGCAGATAATTGATCTGAATCATTTTGTCCAGTGAGTGTTTGTTGTATAATATGTTCTATTATTGTCATAATGCATTCCTTATCTAATACTTGATTGATACCTTGAATTTGTAGATCCTTCAAATGCTATAGGTGGTTCTATCCAATAGGTAACAAATGGATTAGTAGTATTATTTGAAGCAATATTATAGATTTGCCAATCAGCTGGCCAAGAGAATGGGATACTTTCTTCTATGGCAATCTTACATGCTTTGTTTGATATTACTTGGGCATAACCACATCTTCCACGCGGCGGATCTATTCTAAAAAATCTATTTTCATATTTTTCATGTTCTGCATTTGGATGCTTTATACCAGAACATGATCCTAACGATATAACATCAAAATCTGAAGGACAATTATAAAAGATTGAATCAAATTCTTTAGCAAAAAATTCATCAAGATATACATCATCTTCAAATATTAATCCATAAGGGTAATTATTATCTATTATTTTTTGCATAGCAGAAAGATGACCAAGTACACAACCAATTTCTCCTAAAGAAAGTTGTTTCCCAAAATTTTGTGATTCTTTATACTTATAGTATTTATTTAAAATATCATCAGTTATATCTTCTCGTTGACCTTCAAATATCCAGTTTACAGAAATATTGTGATCAGAAAACCATTTATCTAAAAATATCTTTCTTTCTGTTAATTTTTTATAATGAATAATGAATATTGGAATATTCTTTAATGAGATTTTAAGTGTATTAATCATATTTTATGTATAAATGTATTAGATCTTCCCCATGAACCTGTTATAAGTTTTGATATGTGTATTGGAAATACTTCTGTTGGTAAAGAATTTAATGTTTTCCATCGTTCATGAATTTGTTCATGACCACCATACCATTTATCTTTAAACATAACATCTTGTTCAAAATAATAATTATAATGTTTAAACCTTACAGATAGTAGAATACTTTTTTGGTTTCCGCCTTGAAGTGTTGGTGGCTCATGTTTTTCAAAGTATTCTCCATTCCAATTCCACAATCTAGTATACGGACCTTCTCCCCATTCGCCACGGGCAATTATGTCTTTTCCCACATAACAATCGGCTAAAAATGATCCAGTTTTTGCATTTTGTTCTGTCATTTCTTTTTCTGCTTGTGCCATTGTTTCTGATGTCCATTGCTCATCTGTATCAAATTGCCAAAGAAAACATTCATTTGTTATTTTTTTAACTTCATCTATGGCTCGATTTACTTGATGGTCTTTTGAATCCCAAAAACCATTTGAAGGAATATAGATTAATTTATCATTTGTTTTTGCTAAAGATTCTAAAAAATCTCTAGTGCCGTCAATACTTGCTCCATTTGTATGCAAGTTTTCTGGAATTGTTTTACACCAAGAAGTACTTCCTGTTGATTTAGATGCACCTTCAACAACAACCCATTTATCACAATTATTTAATATAAATTCTGATTGATTATTGTGTTGTAGATGGTGTAATCCATTAAATATAATTGTAAATACTATTCTTTTTTTCATTTTGGTATGTATCCTCTAATAAAATTTTTAATTGGTGGGACAAACCATCCAGATGTCCTTGACTCACAAAAAAACTTCTTACTGTTAGAAAAATCAGGAACAACATCTACAAAATTAGAAAGTGAACTATCAACACAATATATCTCTTTGGCATTTAATATTATTTTATACCAATCGAAAATTTCATATCCCTCTATTTTACCAAAGTAAATTTTTTGATATTCGCTAGTTATATCAAATAGTACAGAGCCATCACTTCCTGAATTGTGTATTAATACATAATCTTTATTTACAAGTTTATTATACAATTCATTTTCTTTTTTTTCATTTCTATTAAATTTTAGATTCCATTTCTCATTTATATCTACACCTGCTAAATGATATTTTACATGTACAAAAGTTTCTAAAAAATTTGGATTCATATAATTACTAACCCTAGATCCACCAAATCCAAAACTTAAATCTATTATATTTGAATATTTAGAAGTATCAACAAGTTTATATGCTTCATGTAATGAATTTCGTATATCAATATTTTTAGAAACAGATATAATATTTTCTATATAATCAACATATTCTAAAACACCTTTGTGATTTTCGTGTATTATCCAATCGATTAAATATCCTTTATCATAATAATATTTAGCAATAGGTAGTGCTATGATAGTATCCCCTAATCTACCAGTTTGTATAATACATATTTTTTCTTTATTCATAACTTTAATTCTTTTTTAATTTTTTCTATAGTAGAATCTATAGTATTTGTTATCCAATTACTCCATGCACCCGAATCTTGTTCAGTGAGTGCTGTTACTGCGGAATAATTTGCATCCATTTTTGATTTACGTGCACCAGGATGCATGTGTTCTATTATAATATCCTGTCTATAGATTAATTTATTTAATCGTTGACCAATACTCATCCAATAATTATCAGTCCACATATGATTAAAACTAGGATCGTATATATGTCCAAGAACATCTATTATATTTGTTGTCATTAAACAAGATGAAGCAAGTTTATCTCTTTGGTGTAAATCGTTACCGTATACAACAGCAACACCACCCAATTGATCTATACATTCTAAAAATAATTTATCCCAATTCTGTGTACGAAATACGTGATCATCTCCCATAAAAAATATACTAGTATATTTATTCTGTATTTGAGGCATAGCCCTATTCATAGGATCGACTATTCCCCTTCTACCAACAGGAACTATTATTTTATTTTCTTGTAAGGTGCTATAGCATTCTGTATTATCATCATCAATTACAAAATACAAATCAGAATATTGTGATGAAGAATGTTGTTTATATGATTCCGATAATCTAATACAATTTTCTAATCGATTTTTACTTGGACATAAAACTGCAATTTTATTTTCCCTCATTGCATTTCCACAATTAAATCATTATATCGTTGAACCATACCACTTTCTTCACATGGTGGTCCCTGTGTTCTTCCAAGATAAAGATTTCCGTGTGGTCTAGGAGTTGGCCAATCATGAGTTTTATCACCAAAACAGTTACTATCATCGTGAACAACTCTGTCATTTTCAAATAATGGATATACAGAATATGTTAAATAATTTTGATCAGTTGGTTGTCTTCCCAATTTTGCAGATTCTCGTACAATAGATCCTAATTTATTAGTTTTTCGCAATCCCCACATACCACCCATTATTCTAGAATAATGACCAGGTTGAACTTCTCGCATTAAATGAATAGATTTACCAGTTTCCAACCATTGATTTACCGCGTCTCTTTCTCTAACAGAAGGATAACTATCAGTATCTCTAAAAATTATAGCATCAGTATCAGATTCATCATATCCAAGAAATCTCCAAAACATTTTTGGAGAATGCTGCGTTGGAAAATTATCATATGATTTATTTGTCATATCAATCATATTGACATTTTTATAGGTTTTAAGTTTTTCTATTATTTTATTAGGAACACTATTATCATAATAAAATCTACATTCCCAATCTGGATATAATTCACTACAAATTTCTGCATTTATAATAGCATTAATTGTATATCTTGGCGAGTCTCCATAAAGTGAATATGCTATAAGTTTTTTCATTATTTTTCCTTTAATATTAGTTTTACTAACTTATTTATATCTTCTTTAAAATTAGAATATGGTCTTGCAACATGAGAATCTAAATAATATTCATTAAGTATTTGATCCGATGAATATGTTTTCCATTGATTAGAACCTCTATCTAATCTTCTCTGACAGAATCCACCAGGTCTTGGTGGATTATTTAATATCTGATTATCTATATGATGATGATAATGACCAATTTTTTCATTTAAATATTGTTCATCAGTAAACCAAGATAATAATTCTAATCCTTCAGAAGGTCTGTGTGTGTGACCTTTTTCCCACCATTTAGTATGTTTTAAAAATTCTTCAAAGGTGTTGGGTATATCTAATATTTTTGTAAAAGTCTTACCCTTTGCAACATTATAACAAATAGAATTTGATGCTAACTGATGAGAATTTAAATTTACAAATTTGTCATCTGGTATATTTGTTACAGTATCAATAAAATATGATGTTGATATTGGAAACATATCAATATCTGATGTTATCCAAGTAGTTTCTGGTTCAGTACTAGGATAAAATAATCTGGAGCATTGTGCTTGAGTATTTACAGGAACTCCTTCGATTGGTTTTTGATATATTACAGTTCCATATTCTTCTGTGACTCTAACAGAGGTATCATCGTGTATTAATACTAATACAGGATGAATATTAAATTTAACTTTCCAGACTTTAGATAGCAATGACCAAAAATCTAAATAATAAGGATTTGTGGTAGAACCTAATATAACTTTTTCTATTTTCATTTTACATCCAATATTGTGTGGTGAGTTTCTGGTCCTTTCCAATATGGTCCTTCTACATTTGGTGGAAGACTTTTTGGTCTTGTTATATGATTATGCCAAGTTTTTATTGAAATTGCAGGATTATAAACTCTATATCCTGCTTCTACAAAACATTGCATTATTCTACAATCGCATGAATAATAACCTATTGGAAAATCACCATTTTGTACTTTATTTTTACCCTTCCATATCCAAACATCATTACTTTCTGGAGCGGCTTTACCATCCATATGATGACCAACAACGGCAAGATATGCCGTGTCATTTGGTAGATACCATCTACTTAATCCTATAGCAATTTCTTCTGTTATCTTATCATTTATTAAATTTATACTATTATCAAAATATATATCAGAATTTGCTAAAATATTAATATCATTATCCTGTTGTGCTTCTGGTAAATCAAAAACAAATTGATATGTTGTTCTGGTATTTTGTTGTAATATTATTTTAAATTTATCAGATTGAAATGGTAATACCACATCTTTACCTTTAATAATATAGATATTATCAAAATAATTTAATTGATTATTAATACATAATGTATCATTATATTCTTTTTGTCTTTCACTATTATCTGTATTAATAAATTCAACGAATAAATTTTTCATAGAAATAATCCTCTGCTATTGGCATATTTTTTACTCTTTCCATGTTATCAAGTATAGCATCCTTTTTAGAATCATATAACTCTTTGGTCAATGATCCTAAACATCCATCGGTATATAGTATTATTCCATCCATATTAAAATGTTCCGAAATATCAGGATCACCATAATATATTGGTATAACACCTTTTGCAAAACAATCTGTTAACTTTTCAGTAAAATAACCCCGATAACTATCATTTTCAAATACAACAGAAAACATATAAGGATCTATAGCTTCTGCTTTATCTCTATGAGCACCAGTTCCTTCTCCTGGTCTGATAGAACCATGTGCTCCTCCATACAGATCTAATTTATCTTTTAATTGATTTGCCATATTTAATCTGTATCGGTGTCCTTCAGAAAAATCTTTAGGAGAGCAAATCATTGATACTAATTTTGTTTTATCTGTTAGTTTTGCTTCATTTCTTGCAAAAGACCACGGTAGATTACTTCCAGAATAACACCACTTTATTCTAGAATCTAATGCACATAATTCTTTATCACATGTAAATAAATATTTGTACTTGGATAAAATTTGTTCTTTATCTCTTAATAAAGTTTCTCTTACTCTTTTTGGAGACATAAATCTAGATTCACATATCCATGCATATTTGTTCTCATGTCTTTCAGTATTTAATCCTGAAAATATATAACCATCAATATATATTTGTATATCTTGTTGTTCTTTAGACCAATTAAAATATTTTGGTGACATAGTTGAACACGAAGAATGTTCTACAGTAAACGGAAATCCAAATCCTTGTATTTTAATCATAATGCAGGTCTTCCTCTATTTATTCTGCCCATTGCAGAATGTACTTCTCGTTTACCATTAACAATTGAATTTCCATTGTTTATAAATCTACCATTACAATAATCATTATAGTTTTCTTTTATCATATACACTGAAATATTATTATAAATTTTTGGTAACACACTATGTTTTAAAGCATCATGATCTAATTCATAATTATTTTCTTTCAATCCAATATCACATTGGTGTATCCAAGCATCTATAATTAAATTAAAATTATCTCCATAGTTAAAATATACAGGAGATGCTTTTATTCCTTCTAATGTTCCTGTATGTGTAGTAAATCCTATATCTTCTGTAACTGTATCAAAAGCATTAAAAGGTTCTCTAAAATCGGTATCACAATCCATCCATAATAATGGTTCTTTATATTTTTCCATCATAGTTTTTATAAAATTTGGTTTTTGTAAACAATTCAACATGTAAGAACCTTTAGACGGTAAATTTACAATATCGTGTGGCACATTAAATAATTCACATTTTTGTTTTAATAATACTGCTTTGTTCTCGTAATATTTTTGATCATCAAAATCAGAATAAAAACTTATAATTCTAGTATTCATCGTACAGTTCCCTTTAATCGTCTACTTGCTTGCATTTGCTCTATAACTAAAGGATATTCTCCTTCAAACCAAGGAGCATCAAATACTTTTGCATATCCCTGATTAAAGTTATAAGTTTTTAAC